GGTCACATACCTAAACCTCAAGCAAGAAAGATAAGCACTTATCTTGAATCAATACTTCACGACGCATACAAGTATAGCAATGACAGAAAAAGAGGTAGAAAACCCTCTAAATAACTCAAACACCGAAATCAACAAAGGTGTTGAACTGTTACTTAGAAATAGGAGGAAACTAAAACCCAAACCAACATTTCAGTTAAAGTTTAATTTCTTTAAAAGAGAAATAACTTTCACTATAAACATATTAAAAAAATAATCTCTGGAGGCTCCTATGTCAGAAACATTAATCGTAACTTTAACTATTTCAACAGTAGTTACATTCCTTGCATTATTAGTGGGTGGTGTGATAGGATGGGTAGCAAGAGAACATTCATATGAAACTACACCTCAAACAGTGTATACACATCCAGAGATGTTTGATGAAAATGGTAACTTAACAGCAGATGAAATTCTAGCAGTACGCTTTGAAAATTATGACAACACCGAAGACGACGAGGAAGACTAGAACTCCCGCAGGATCAGCAGCTATCAAAACAAAGAAGATAGTTAAGAGAGTTAAACTTCCACCAAATCCTTTCATTCATGAAATCTTAAATCATGTAGAGGAACAGAAAACAAAAGCACAAAAGATAAAAGCATTACAAGAGTATCGTGATGATTCTCTTACTGCAATCTTGATATGGAACTTTGATGACAGTGTAATATCTGCTGTTCCAGAAGGCCAAGTTCCTTACAAAGAGAATGAAGTTCCTGTAGGAACAGATCATACATCACTTCGTAGAGAGTGGAGGAATCTTTTCCATTTTATTAAGGGTGGAAATGATAGTTTGTCTGCTCTTCGTAGAGAGACTATGTTTATTCAGATGCTTGAGGGTCTTCATCCAGAAGAGGCAAAGATCATATGTCTTGTGAAGGATAAGAATCTTACTGAACAATATAAAATCACAAAAGATATGGTTGTCGAAGCATTCCCAGATATCAAGTGGAGTGATAGGGCATGACAACTGAGACTAAAAAACCAGTGACTGTACCTACTTGGGATAAGAAAGAAAAGGATGCTATTGCAGATTATGGATGCGAGTTACTGGTAGAGAATGCCAATCAAGATCAGTTAAGAAAAACAAATTATCCTAGTGATGCTATGATCGTCACATACAAAGTTAAAGATAAAGTTCACTTTGATTTGTGTAGAGGATCAAAGGTAAATATTTTTGATTTGTATTATGATAAGTTTGGGAAGGGTTCACTTCAAGGAATAGATTTTGGCCGTGGAAACATCAATCCATCAATGTGGGGATACAAAGCAAAGGAAAAGAAAAAGAAAGGTAGAATGAGATGAAAGACGAAGAACTCCGAGCACAAATAAATGCACTCATCAGAGATGAGATTCAAGAAGGAATCAATGATTACATTGATACCAAGGAAGAGTCGGAGAAGAGTGGCCTAGGTTTTGTTGATAACAAAGATGACGAGTTAAAGGTCAATGTATCTAATGCAGAGGTTGATAAACTCATAAAAGAGTATAAAAAGATAAAGAAGAGGCAAAAATCTAATTTAAATCAGATCAGATTGCTTGATAAATTCGGTAATCCGATCCAAAAAATTAAGAAAACATAAAATTGTGTAGCAAAATACACAATTGGTTGCATATATAGTTAGGGTATGCTAACATACCTTTACGTTCATCTCCTTCGGGAGACGCAAGTAAGCCGACACGGAACGGAACCGTTCATCCTCTTTGAGGACGCAAATGCCGACTGAAGGAACGGGTTTAAACCACCCCTACTTTGGAGAAAGCCAATGGCAACAGTCACTTACCGTGGTGTCGATTATGACACCGAAGAGTACAACGCAAAGGTGCTTGCAGAAGCAACACAGCGTCATCGTCACGATTTAATGTATCGTGGTATTAGAGTTAAAAGTAAGGCATCACCTTGCAGTTAATTCAAAAATAAGAGGGGCCTTCACACCCCTCTTTTTTTATATTATAATTAGCTGAAAAGTAATCTCATGAACAAAGCAAAACTAAAAGTTCTGGTTATGGCTCTCAAAGAAATTGTAGAGGAGTTAGAGTCTGAAGTTTATTCAGATGTTGATGCCTACAAAAATATGGAAGTATCATCAGTATCAAGACAACTTGACTATGATGAAATGTACGACGACGGTTCAGACTAATGGAAGTATCACTGATTAGCATCACACCTGATGCAGAGAAGACTATGGCACATATTGCCAGAGTTTCTAATCCAAATAATCAAGACAATCCAAACTATGCAGGGTTATTAGGATATTGTATTAAGCATAATCATTGGTCTGTCTTTGAGCAGTCATCGATGACTCTACAGATTGAGACCACTCGTGCAATTGCAGCACAGATATTAAGACATCGTTCTTTTACATTTCAAGAGTTTTCTCAAAGATATGCACAGAGTAATGAACTTGGTAAGATTCAATTACCAGATTTAAGAAAACAAGATTTAAAGAATCGTCAAAATTCAACAGATGATTTAGATCCTTTTGTTCGACAAAAGTTAGAAGCACAGATGATAACATTGTTTAGTTCCGCACAAGCATTGTATAATCAAATGATTGATGAAGGAGTTGCAAAGGAGTGTGCTAGAATGGTATTGCCACTATGCACACCTACAAAGATATACATGACAGGTTCTTGTCGTTCTTGGATACATTACATTGATCTAAGATCTGCACACGGAACACAGAAGGAACATATGGATATTGCAGAAGCATGTCGCAAAGTGTTTACCGAACAGTTCCCTACAGTATCCGAAGCCCTTGAATGGGTCTAAATAAATTTACCTTACTTAACGATATGCCAACATACCCTGTTATTAACAAAGAAACTGGTGAGAAAAAAGAACTCTCTATGTCAATGGTGGCATATGATGAGTGGCGAAAAGAGAATCCTGATTGGGATAAAGATTGGAACGCTGGAGTAGCAAACCTCGGAGAGGTTGGAGAAATATATGACAAACTGAAGAAAACACATCCAGGCTGGAATGATGTTCTTCACAAAGCATCTAAAGCACCCCGTTCTAACGTAAGACCTATCTAAGTATGCCAAGAAAAAGTAAAAACGGAAACCAACCAATTGGAGTTGGATTAACAGCAAAGCAGATGAAAAGAAGAAAGCCTATAAATGCTGATATGTTGAGAGACATAGAACCTCTCACAGAGAATCAGAAAAAGTTATTTGCATCCTATGATGCGGGTAAGAACCTGATTGCCTATGGTGTTGCAGGAACAGGAAAGACATTTATATCACTCTATAAGGCACTATGTGATGTCTTTAATCCAGACACACCCTATGAGAAGATATACATTGTCAGATCGCTTGTAGCCACCAGAGAGATAGGTTTCTTACCTGGTGATCATGAAGATAAAGCATTCTTGTATCAGATACCATACAAGAATATGGTTAAGTATATGTTTGAGATGGCCACTGAGGCAGACTTTGAGATGTTATATGGAAACTTGAAAGCACAAGAAACAATATCATTCTGGAGCACATCATTCATTCGTGGAACAACTCTTGATAAAGCAATCGTTATTGTAGATGAGTTTCAAAACTTAAACTTCCATGAACTTGATAGTATAATGACAAGAGTTGGTGAGAACTCAAAGATTATGTTCTGTGGTGATGCTACTCAATCGGATCTTATAAAAGACAAAGAGAGAAATGGTATTGCAGATTTTATGCAAGTTCTTCGTATTATGTCATCAGTAGATGTTATTGAATTTGGAATAGATGATATCGTTCGTTCTGGTTTAGTTAAAGAATATTTACTTGCTAAAATTGAAATGGGTATTTGATGCCAACAATACATTATGTAAGTGTCTTCAATAAAGAAGATACATTGATACCACAATCAGATCTTATTGACTCAGGATATGTTCAAAATAAATGCCCTGTATATAATCATAAACAGAGCAGAACTTTTGTTGCGACATCACCAATAGATTTTACTCTTAGCATTGATAGAAGTAATAATAAAATATCTTGTTCCAGACCTGAGTTACTGGAGTATGATGATGAGCATATCAATTCACCTAAACCAGTTTTACAATTAGTATTTCCTAAGTTTTTATTTTATACTGAAGACGATAATATATGGTTTGAATTTAATGACCACCCAATGACAGCACTGAATAATAATTTCATTGCAATCTCTGGGTGGTTTAATTTATCTAACTGGTCGAGAACCAGTAGCACAGCCATCACCCTTGTGGATGAGAAAAGATGTGTTATAATAAAGAAAGGAGATCCTTTGTTTAGGGTTTCTTTTTATCCACCTAATTTAGATGATAGTATTATTTTGAAAAAAGAAACTAATACTGAAGTTATACATCAATGGGTTGATGCTCATAGTAAAAAATCAGAAGAAGATTGGAGACCTAGATTGTTTTCCAAAACTAAGACTGAAAGTAAATGCCCATTTAGTTTTTTATTTAAATGAAATTTGAACATTGTAATCACTTAGGTGATCTTGAGTTGGTAAAGAAAGAAACCAATGGGATAAGATTATATAATCTCCCTGATGGCCAATGGGTTCCATCTATCACATCAGTAACTTCTTTTTATAATCGTCAGATCTTTGTTGATTGGAGAAAGAGAGTTGGTGTTGAAGAGGCAAATAGAATTACTAAGAAAGCAACTGCTCGTGGAACTGATTTTCATGAAGCAGCACAAAATTATTTGTTGAATCTTGAATTGAATTGGGATGATTATCAACCCACTACAAAGTATATGTTTCATCATGCAACACCATATCTAGATAAGATAAATAATATACACGCTATAGAGAGAACCCTATACTCTGAATACCTTGGTCTCGCAGGTAGAGTTGATTGTATAGCGGAGTATGAGGGAGAGTTGGCCGTAATAGACTTCAAAACCTCAAATAAAATTAAACCAGAAAAATGGTTAGAGAACTATTTCGTTCAAGAGATGTTCTATGCCAGTGCTTACTACGAGTTGACTGGAATCCCTGTTACAAAGTTAATTACTTTAATGGTAACTCCTAGTGGAGACGTTAAAGTATTTGACAAAAGGAATAAGGGGGATTATATTAAGCTATTAGTACGTTACATTAAAGAATTTGTCACTCACAATACTGGGTCAAAACATGAAGAATGAAATCGAAAAGGCTTTCGAGGATAAGTTTTACTGCCCTGCGAAGTTTGCACAAGAAATAGAACAGATGG